GTATGCGTTTAAGTTATTACCCCTACCAAACTCAGCATTAATCTGCTGTATTGACAAAGGACCTGATGCTGGTAATGCCATTATCTAGCCTTTAACAGTTCAATTTCTTTCTTAAGCTCAACGACTTGTTTTGCAAGTTCAACAGCAGCTACTAAAGCAGCGTTACCATATGCAAGTGATAAGGTACCGTCTTCACCTGTTTGTACTGTTTCAGCTAATAGTTTTTGCATTTCTTGTGCAGACACACCAGCCTGAGTAGCTTCAATATCTGTACGGTCATAAATGCCTGATTTAACCTTAGCAAGCTTTTCAACAAAACCTTCTTGAACAGGTCTCCAGTTTTTCTTTAAACGCTCATCTGAGTAAGCTGTTACGTTACTAGACGCAACAAAAGCGCCTGTAAGGGTAAGAGTTGTGCTACCTGAGCCGCCAGCATCTAAACGAACTGTATAATCAGCAGCCTCAGCACTAGCTCCGTGAAAATCTATGTACCTACCTATGTCAATAAGACCATCAGATTTTATATTTGCAAGGTTGCTGCCCCATGTTGGTCCAGTTGAACCTGTATAAGGAGTATATCCACCTACGTTTGTAGCACTCGTAGCAGTTGCAGCATTACCAGTAGTATTTTGATTCCATGTTGGAACAGTGCCTGATAAGTTAGCGTATGTGTAACCTGTACAGTTAGTTAGTGTACCGCTTGATGGGGTGCCTAACGCGCCGCCTGGGGCTACAAAATCAGTACCAGCAGTTGCCGCTGTAAAAGCGTTTGTGCCGTTGCCCTTAAGTACACCAGTCAGAGTAGTTGCTCCAGTACCGCCTTTATTAACTTCAACTGTACCAGTCAATGCAATTGTTTGACCTGTTATGTTTAGTGGAGCAGTTGCGGTATAACCGATTGGTTGAGCAAAAAGTTCAAAATGAAGTGGTGTTGTACCTAGAGTTACAGAGCCAACTTGTGAAAAAATCCAAGATGACCCGATGTTTGTACTGCCTGCAGTTATGTAGACATAAGCATTTGTAGAAACATTACCTGCGGCAACTGTATTAAAGTCTGTCGACCGAGTTAAAACCCATGGTGCACTTCCGCTACCTGATTCAGTTACATCGTAGATACCGTTGTACTGTGAGCTAACTTCATTTTTTACAAGAACACGTATACCGTTATTTGTTGGCGATACAAGAGTTACACCATCTATAACTAATGCTGTATTTGTGTTTGCTGTAATTGTTGCCCCAACTCCAGCTGTACCGTTGTTGTATATTGGAGAGTTTGGTAGTGGAGCGGCTGTAGCATAAACAGCTGAGTCGTGAACAATAAAACCAGTAGAAACAGCACTATCAACATATTGCTTTGTAGCTGCGTCTGTTGTAAGTGTTGGCTCAGAAAGCCCTGTAATTTTTGAGTTATCAACATCGACTGTTCCAGCCCCATTAGGACTTAAAACAATATTTCCATCGGTGTTTGTAGAAGAAACAGTATTACCGTTAAGTTGAATATTATCAACGTTAACTTGGGCAAAAGACGGGCTATCCCCGGATTGGTATTTGTCCGAATTAAGATTGGTGAAGTTGGTATCAACTTCGTTATTTGTAAGCGGAGAGCCTTTCCCCGCACGGGTTACTATTGTAGACATCCCCGCTTACTCCTTAATTAGGAAATCGTTACAGTCCAAGTAACGCTCATCGCGTCATCAGCACCTTTATTAACTACGGCAAAAACTGTACGGCATAACATAGTTCCAGCTGAAGCTGCATTAAAAATACCTGCTTCAACAACAGCGCCTGTACCAGTACCTGCTGGGAAAGTAGCTGTATAAGTAACAACGTTTGTTGTAGCAACAGCAGAAGCAAGAGCTACGCGACCTAGTTCAGCACCTAAAGCTGTGTCACCGACTGCTGCAGCTGTTCCGCTAGAACCGATTGCCATATGGCTCATAACGTTAGACGCTGTGCCTACCATACGTGAAGCAACGAAGTTCTTACCAACGGTAACAACTAAATTTTTAAAATCATGCTCTTCTTTAACCTGGCCATCTTTACCAGTAACTACGACTCGCAAGGAGCCGGTAGCCTTAAGTTGTTCATTTGTGTTCATACGACTCCTTATTTATGTAAATGAGCGGGATACACCCACGTAGTCTTCCAAGAAATATGTTATATCACAGTAGTCTTGTAAAGACAATATACCACTGCTGCTTGTTGACACATTATCAGCTTTATTTGGCTGAAAATCAACTGTTTGCACATCTATGCTTGAAATTGAATCATTAGTAACTTTGAACAGCAAATACTCAATATTGCCGTCCATGTTGTCTACCATGCCAAAAGTATCAGACAAAGCTTTGTCTACACCTCTGTAACTAGTATCTGAAGTAGCTGCTGAGTCTACTTTACCTTTTGGAATTAACGACTTGTAAGGCACATCGGGTAAAGTAACATCCTCGGAAAAATAACGCTCGTACAACCGTACCGCTATAGTGGCATCAAGTGTTTCGAACGTGTCAGCTAGGTACTTTTCGAACACAAAGCCAGTTATTGTGTCAGCTGGGTAAGCACTATCGGCGCCATCCCTATGAGGTTGAATATCCCCGATAACCGCTAAATCATTAAGTGTTGACGTGTCTGTTAGCGCTTTTACAAAAACTCTTGTTAATGCGTCTGTAAAGCCGTCTGTTACATCTGCTACAGCTTTTGTAGTGCTAAGAGTTACTAAGTCGACGGGTGTTACTACATCTACCGACAAAACATCAGGGAACGTTACTTCAGCAAAAACAGAGACATCTGTCCAGGAAGCCTCAAAGCCGGCTTCAATATACGAAACACCAGTAAGGATAACCCTATCCGGGCTAACAGTTATAGCCAATTAAAAGTCTGCTCTTAAAACAAATTGTAGTAAATCAAACACAGTCAAAATTTGACCATTAAAGTTAATTACTATTTCACCCTGGTATTGGCCTGCTGGAACGTCTAAGGTAGGGCCTGGAAAACCAAATCTAACTACTCCATTTACTGCGTCTACTTTAGAACACTGTAAAACCGTAGGCGTAGCAGTAGAACCAAAAGCTCTGAACTTAACAGTAACCGATGTCGTAGCTGCTGATAAATCAATAGGATTACCAGTCTGTCTGTCAGTTAATGTAAGCGTAACCTCCGGGAGGTTGTCATTTTGAACAATTCTTATTGTTGAACTCATACGAACCTCTGAAATTCTGCACGATTAGAAGTGCGTGTTAAACCTTTGTTTACGGCAATTCTAGCTTCTGAAACACCTGTTCTATATATTCTGTCTGAATCTTTTGCACTGGCTCTATCAAAATAAGGCTGGCCAGGAGTTGCGTAAAGCATTGCTCTTGCGCCATTTGAAATAACATCTAAAAAGTTTTCATATATTTCCGAGCTAACTTCAGACGAATCTCTAGTTGGGGCAATCGCCGCTCTAACTGTCAATGCACCTGGAACATCTTCGTATGGATATGGCACCAAACGGATTTCAGGTTTGATAATCTGTGTGTAATATTGTGGTGAGCCTTGAACCTGCTGCCAGTCACCCATACGATAAATATTAGCTAACGTATCAATTGGCTGTGGAATCAATAAGTTAGTATTAAAGTAAGCTGACATAATACCAACTAGTTTAGTGTCTGCTGGAGTTTCGATTACATAGCTTGCCTGTCCATTAACCACGTCGATAGCTGGTGGTGTAATTTGCCAATAGTAAGTTCTTGTGCAGAAATCAATACAGGTGTTACGGATAGCATTTGTAGCCACAAGTTCAGGAACATCAGGACAGAACATCATAACTTCTGGCAGAAATTCGTCGTAAGAAACTGTTACTCCATATAAAGCGGTCATGATTCAGTTCCCGGAGTTGATGGGTTACGAGGCTGTAGGCTTTGATTAGGACTATTCTTAATCTCAGCGTCTTGTTTAACACCCATAGCCAAGTTAAATGTCTGCAAGTAGCCTGACGCAAGCTGTAAACCTGGAGCATATTCAGCATCTTTACTACATGCACGATAAAGGATGTAATCCAACAATGCTGTCTGAAAGATGTCACGAACTACAATTGGCTGTGACTCTAAAGTCAAATCAGCTGGTTCTGGTGAATAGTTAAGCTGTACATAACCATTACCTGTATTTGGTGGATATACATAAAACGCTGTCTGGTCTTGCTGGTCAAACACATAGCTCTGAGGAACTACTGAAGGTGTTGAAGAGTGCCAGTTAGGGTAGTATGAATCCAAAAGCTGCTGTGAAGTAACGCGTACCGCACGCCCTGGTCGAGAACCATCTGTTCCCATGTATCTAATTACGTTCAATAAAGTCCAGCCGTCTGACGGAATATTCTGTCGAGTACCTGCGACTAGCTTCATTGTTGCTACTTTGTTAGTAGCGCTTGGTGCCATGGTAACAATTTGGCGCTGCCCATCGTTAAGCCAGCCTAAAAGCTCGGCTCTACTCCAACGAACGTTACTTGTATCAAGTAACAAAGTCGAAGCCTTATTTATGATTGACTGCGCTGTAATTGTGCCCATAACCTTGAATATTGGTGAGGGGGAAAATTCCCCCCTCTATTTTACGGTGTTACTGCCAAAGCTGCAACAATAGCAGTTGCCTGCGTACCGAATAAGCCTTGTCTAACTAAATCAACAATTGTCGAAATACCAGCGTTTACAGCAAAAATTTCATAAGCTTGGCTAACTGAAAACCCTTGAGCTACTAAATCATTTACTGTTGCAGTACCTGCATTAAATGCAACTACGGCTTGTGACTGAGTATACGACAAACCTGATTGTACTAAAGTATCAATAATGGCCATTTTTGGTCTCCTAATAAAGTTAGGATGGGTGGGTTTGACCCCACCCTACCAATTAACCTGCTGCTACCAACAATGCAACTGCGTCAGCTTGAGTAACTTTGTAACCATAAACGTTTAAGCCACGGATTAATGTGCCGAAATCGTTAGGGTTCTGTAAGCTCTCAACCTTAGCAATTTGTGATGCAAAGCTGATACCAGACTTATGACCAGCCATAACAGCGTGACGCTTAGCAGCACCAGTGTCAGCAGTACCAGTCCAAGTTTGGTCAGCAGCTGCACGTGGCAACAAGTTAGACACATAAACTGTGAAGCGGTCAATCATACCAATCTTACCGTTACGCAAGATGCTTGAACCGTCGCCCATGAACTGAGCTTGAGCCAAGTTAGATTGCATAAGGATTTGACGCTCTGTTGGGCCGATAACTAACCAACGGTCTGTTTCAGGAACGTTTGCTTCGTCCAATACTGAAGACAAGGCAGTGATGTTCTGAAGGATGTTAGAAGCTGTCAAAGTTACTGGAGCGTCGTCTGTACCCAAGTTGAATGAGCCAGAAATCTTACCAGCTGTTGCGCCTTGGTTTGTAGCTGCGCCTTGATTGAATGTACCACCCAAAACGTCTGAGTCGATAGCAATCTTCATTTGCTGAGCTGCGTCGTTTGTGAAAACGTCCATTAGCTTAGGCTTAGCTTGTAATTCCAACACGTTGTTAACGTTCACGCCGAAATACTTACCCTTGTTGATTGTCAAAGAGATTGTGCTTGGAGCAGGAATCTCATAAGCCAAGTTCTGACCAATAGAGTAGTTATTGATTGTGATTGTTGGGATGGTGTTGATGATTACTGTGTCGCCCATACCAGTGATGTCGCCTTGCCAATCTGTGTTAGCAATTTCACCGAATACTGTAGCGGCATAGAATTTCTGAGCCAATTTACCAGACCAAAGAGTCGGGATAAAAGTACCAGAATAAGCTGTACCTGAGTAAGCTGTCGCGCCGTTAGGTGCATTAAAACCACCTGCGTTAATTGGGTACACTGCACCCGGAGTTACTGTAGCCATGTTATTTCCTTTCTAAAGATGAATAGGCTTTTACTACTGTGCCACAGTAACTTCGGGATTTACTCCTTATCGGATTCTTCCTTCCGCCGCTGCAGCGTTAATTTCGTTTTCAATACGAACCGCGTCGTCTGGAGAAACATGTCCTCGTCTTGCATCCTCATAAAACTGTGCGATTTCCTGTTGAGTGAAAATACGCTGATTTTGTGAGTCCGCTGGGTCTGGACTTGATGCCCTTGAACGGGTCGGTGCAACTTGACGCTGTAGCTCTTGGTTCTTTTGCTTTGTGGGCTGAGCTGGTGATAACGTACTCTTATAAGCATTAAAGATTGTTGATACACGACCAACATCCAAAATCTCATACGCGTTTGTCAATGCAACCTTCTTAGGAATTCCATATACGGGGTCAACTTCTTGAAGCCAGTTTAAGAAACCTGAATCTTCATTTAGCTGCTCCCAATCTGGGACCTTCTGTGCTAAACCAGCAAAGAATCTATCTTTGTCGGAAACCACTTGTCTTTCGGTTACATCACCAACTTTACCTTTGAGCTGATTAATTTCATCTACTAACTGAGCTTCACGTTGGCGGAAAGACGAAACCTTCGCTTCTGTTGCACGCTCAATAAGGTCAATTAAATCAGGACCAAATGCTTCTTTGTCTTGTTCAGTGATTAAAGACGGTTCCTTAACCTGTTCTGCTGCTTTCTGTGACTTAATTACCGCATTTTCTGCAGCTAATTCCTGCAGTTGAACTCGCATTTCTTTAAGTTCAGCATGTAATCTAGGCACTTCCGCATCATACTTACCGTGCAGAGATATGTACTTACGTTCCCATGTCTCTTCAGGAATACTTTGTGGTTTAGGGTCCGGCTCTTGCGAAACGGGTGCTGGCGCAGGCTCTACAACATCTGTTGCAGGCTCCTGTGGTTGATTACTTAGGTCAGTCTCTGAGTTACCCTCAGGCTTATCCCCTCCTATTTCCGCCACTAGACGGTCTGCATCTTCGATTTGTTGTTGTACTGCTTTTGGCAACGCCATTTCTATCTCCTTTCGCGCCGACTCACGGTTCAAGCTCCGACTTTACGGTCAGCTATTCACGTTAAACGGTCTGCTACTTGTTGTACTACGGGTTAAAAAACCTTTTTGCTTTCCAGCGCCGACTTTACGGTCTGCTGTTCTGCTTTAACTTAGCGAGTAGTGCTTCCGCACCTTCGATGTTGTCAAGTAATTCTGCCAACATGCTAGCTTCTCCCTGAAGCTTAAAAATCATTTTTTCGTCCTGAGCAACTGCCATTCTCTCGAGGGCCTCTTGGCGTTTAGCCTGAAGGTATCCTCTCAGATTGTCAAACTCAGATGCTCGCAAAAGAGTCAAGCATCGAGCTACGCGCTCATCTATTCTCACTTACTTGCAGCAACCGTCAGTTTTAGCTGATGTTTGTGCGTATTCTTTACCGCCGCGTTTGTTCAAATCAACTGGACCTGCGCCGCCTGTATTAACTGCGCCGCCTTTAGTCATGCCATCGGTCTTTGCAGACTCTTGAGCCATCTCTTTGCCACCGCGTTTTAACATTCCAAAAATATCTGCCATTTCGGGCTCCTTTATCAATTAGTTACTATTTACTGCTTTATCAACAACTTGTCAAGCACCTGGTGGTAAAAATCTATTCTGAACCGGGGCGCCATCCATAAGATTTTGTCCTTGTTGCGGATTAGGAGGTGTACCGCCAGCTTGCGCTTGGCCTGTTTGTTGCGCTTGTTCCATACCTAACTGCGCTTGCTGAGCTTGTTGCATCTGGATTTCTTGAAGTTTCATTTCTTCAACAGACGGAACAATATCATCAACGTTTAGGTCTAATGTTCTAGCAGCTTGTCTTAGCAACTCTGCAATACCTTTCGGTCCTACAACTTGTTGTGCGATTGGGCTATTTAG